ATGGGGATTATATCCGGGGAGGGAAAATTGATGTAAAATTGGGGAAAGGAATTGATGTTTTTCCTTGGCAATGGTTACTTGATAAAACTGGAATAGAAGAAGCTTAATTTTGTAACATAAGAGGGACAAATGAATGAAAGAAATTAAAATATGTAATTGTGGAAAAAACCCAGCTATTAAAACTGTAAATTATTGCTTATATTATCTGGAATGCAAAAGGTGTAATAAAAGAACATCAAAATATAGCTTACTTTGGCAAGCTAAAAAGGAATGGAATACAGTAACGTGTTACTCGGTATAAATATTTCAGAATGAAAAAGGAGAATAAACTATGAAAAAGTGCCCTGGTTGTGGGACTGATAATTTGGAAATGTTTGGGGATGACCAAACATTAAAATGTACTTTTTGCGGGATTGTTATTGAAGTGGATGAGTTAGGGGAGGAGGATGATTGGGATTTGGGATATGATGAGGAGGAGTAAATGAATATAGGAGTTTTATGCGAGTTTTCAGGGATTGTAGCAAAAGCTTTTAGAGATAAAGGTCATTATGTAGTTAGTTGTGATTTACAACCCTCTGAACTCCCAGGAAACCATATTCAAGGTGATTGTCGGGATTATGATTGGTCATGGTGCAATATGGTGCTTGCTTTTCCTCCTTGCGATTATCTTTCAAAAGTTCAAAATGGATTGATAGTAAATAATAAAGAAAGACAATATAAAAGATATTTGGCTTTTGATTTTTTTCTTTGGTGTTATTATTTATCAGTTAAAAAAGTGGTGGTGGAGAATCCTGTGGGGTATATAAATTCCCATTTTAGACAACCTGACCAGATTATTCAACCCTATTACTTTGGAGATCCTGAACAGAAAGGAACTTGTTTATGGATAAGGGGATTGCCTTATTTAGTTTTTTATAAAGAGGAGAATTCTCTTTTTGATAATGATTATGTGGGAAAGCCTAAACCTAAAGCGTATTATAAAACAGGAAAACAAATTGGAAAACCTCAATATTTTGTAGATTCTATGTCAGGGACCAGGGAAGTTAAAAAAAGAAATAGGTCAAGGACTTTTCTGGGAATAGCAAAAGTTTTCGCAGATAATTGGGGGTAATTATTTTTAAAAAAGTACTTTACTTTTATATAAAAAAGGTTTATATTAGTATTAGAGGTTAAGAGAAAAACCTTATAAACTTTTTACGGAGGATTGAGATTATGTATAAATTGAGAATTTTTGACATTGAATCTGCTGATATTTTAGAAAAGAATTTAGAACAAAAGCCTTTTATGAAGGAAATTATATGTTTTAAAAATAAAATAGAAAAAACTAAAGCTTTTTTAAAAAATAATTTTTCTCAATGGGAATTATATGAAAATGATTGTTTAATTTTAGAGGGGAATTTTAAAAAAAATAATTATAAGGAAGATTGAAAATGGATAATTTTTATGAGAAATATAAAAATATGGTATGTAAAGTATCCTATGAAATTTCTCGAAAGTATAAAATAGAATATGAAGAAGTAGAAGCCCAAGGTTTTTATTTATTCGTAAAAGCCCTGAATAAATGGGAAAAAGAAAAATCCAGTTTTTCAACTTATTTATTTATGACTTTAAAAGATTTGCATAAATATTGTTTAAAAAATCATTTTTTTGTTAATTGGGACGATAGGAATTTTGATAATTTACCTTCAGATATAACGGATAGATTTTTTAAAATTTTAGAATTTTACGATTCAGCGGCAACAGAATTATCGGAAGAAGCTCAAAACATTTTAGGATTTATTTTAAGTTTTGGGGGAAAGAAAAAACCTACTATACATGGAGCTTTTAAGTATTTTCATGGATTATATAATTGGAGTAGGAAAAAAGTGGTTAAATTTTGGAAGGAAGTAGAGATATGGTGGTTGTCTTATGAGTTTTGATGCTTTATCTTTTGTAAAGGATTATAAAATTATATATTGGACAGAGGGGCCAAATACTCAACCCGGATGGGTTAATATTCGTTGCCCTTTTTGCTCTGATTCTTCTAATCACGGGGGTTTTAATATTTCTAAAGCTTATTATAATTGTTGGAAATGCGGACCTAAAAAATTAGAAACAGTTATAAAAAATATTTTAGGGGTAAATTATTATAAAGCTTTAGAAATAGTAAAGGAATATTTAGGCCGTAATCAAATATTAAATATTTTAAATAAAAAAGAAAAAAAAGAAGTTTTAAAAGTAGACCTACCAGGGGAAAAATTAAAAAAACCTCATAGAAAGTATTTAAAAAATAAAAATTATAATCCTGATTTTTTAATTGAAAAATATGGTTTATTAGGAACTAATTTTGTAGGGGAGTGGAAATATAGAATAATTATTCCAATTTATTTTAATAATAGATTAGTTTCTTTTCAAGGCCGGGATTACACAGGGAAGGCCAAATTGAGATATAAAACTTTAAAAGATGATTTAAGTGTCATTTCCCCTAAACAGATATTTTACAATTTGGATAATTGCCGGGGGGGAAGAATAGCAGTAATGGAAGGTGCGCCAGATGTATGGAGATTCGGAGATAATTTTATTGCCACTCTTGGAACGGGAATGACTTCTTATCAGATTAAAATTTTATCCAGATATAAATTTGTTTTTTTTATATTCGATCCTGGAGAAGAAGCTCAGGAAAGAGCGGAGAAATATGCTCAATCTGTAAGTGCTTTTGGAGTATGTGTGGAGATTATAGATTTGGGAGGGGAAAAAGATCCAGGAGAAAGATCGGAGGAAGAGGTGAAATATATAAGAAAGGAATTAAAATTATGACAACCAAAAAGGTTTATTTGGAAAATGACGTATTGGTAGTACGCTTTTTTTCAAAAAGTCAAGAAAAATGGAGAGAAATTCTTAAAGAAGTTCAAGAACTTCCTCCCCCGGATAGGGAATTTAACCCAATAAAAAAATATTGGGAGGTTTTGCCTTTGAAATCAAATTTGGATTATTTATTCCAAAAAGGTTTTAATTTTGATGAAGATGTTACTTTTCTTTATGAAAAATTGAAAAAAGGAGATGATCCAGAGCAGGAAATTATTATAGATGAAGAAGCCTTGTCAGGATTTTATCCTTTTCAGAAGGAAGGGGTGAGATTTGTAGAAAGCAAAAATGGGAGTGCTTTAATTGCTGATGAAATGGGATTGGGAAAAACCATCCAATCATTAGGTTATTTGAAATTACATCCTGAATTGAGATCCGTGATAATTGTTTGTCCTGCTTCATTAAAATTGAATTGGCAAAAGGAAATTAAAAAATGGTTGGGGGAAGATTCGGAAGTCTTATTTGGAAGAAAAACGGATTGTTTTAATCCTTCTTTCTCTTCTATCTATATTATAAATTATGATATTCTTGGTAAAGGGGAGATTGTTGAAACAGTAAATAAAAACGGGGAGAAGAAAAAGAAAAAGGTTTTATTGGATGAGGGGTGGTGGAACACTTTAAAAGCAATAAAAGCCAAAATCCTTATAGCAGATGAAATTCATCATATTTCTAATTCAACAGCTTTTAAAACAAAAGCCTTTAAGAAATTAGCTATTTCTATAAAAAATAAAATATTTTTGTCGGGAACTCCTATTAAAAATAGGCCAAAAGAGTTTTTTACTGCTTTGAAACTTCTGAACAAAACATTATTTTCTAATGAATGGAAATACAGAATGAGATATTGTGGACCTAAACATAATGGGTTTGGATGGGAATTTAACGGGGCAACTAACATAGAGGAGTTAAGAGAGAAAGTTCAAAGTGTGATGATAAGAAGATTTAAAAAAGACGTTCTCCCGGATTTGCCTAAAAAGACAAAAATAATAATTCCTTTGGAATGCACCTCTTCTGGGATGAAAATTTACAATAAAGCTTCAGAAGAGTTTTTGGAGTGGAGTAAAGAAAAAAGAAAAAAATTAGATGTAAAAAATAAAATAAGTCATTTGAAACAATTAGCATATATTGCTAAGAGAGATTCAGTGATTGATTGGATAAAAGAATATCTATCCATAGAGGATAAGTTGGTTGTATTCGCATATCATAGAAAAGTAATAGAGGATTTAAAAAATTCTTTTCCGGATAGTGTAGTTGTAGATGGATCTGTTTCAATGGTTGATAGAGATAAGGCTGTGGATCAGTTTCAAAATGGGGAAGTACCGTTATTTATCGGTCAGATAAGAGCAGCCGGGGAGGGGTTAACTTTGACCGCAGCTTCAGCAACTGCTACTATAGAATTTGATTGGAATCCAGGAACTCATGATCAAGCAGAGGATAGGGTGCATAGAATAGGGCAAGAAGCGGATGCGGTTTTTGCTTATTATTTAGTTGGAAATGGAACTGTTGATGTCCCTATAGCAGAAATGATTCAAGAAAAGAATAATGTTTTGAGTAGTCTTTTAGATGGGGAAGAAAAAGATTTTTTTGATTTTTCCATATTAAAAAAACTGATAAAAGTATAGGATAAAAAATGTTAAGTGAAACCTATTTAATTGATTGTATGTTTCATATGAAAAACTGCAAAGATAATACTTATGGATTAGGAATTTGTGATCCATGGTACGGATTAAGAATGAGTAAGCAATTAACAGGATTTGCAAAGAAAAGATTTAATAGTTGGGTTCCTGAAAATGATAATCCTCCAGGACCAGATTATTTTCAGGAAGTTCAAAGAGTATGTAAAGAGGTAATTATTTGGGGAGGTAATTATTTTCTTGATTATTTGGGAAAATGCGTTGCTCCCCGAATTTGGTATAAAAAAACCGGAAGAAATTATTTTGCTGACGGGGAAATGGCCTGGACTTCTTTTAAAAAAGGAGCTATGAGAATTTTTTCTCATCAATGGTGCGGTGCTTTTAAGGATTCTGAACGTGGGAAAAAGATATTACACAGTTGCCAAAAACCTATAGCTTTATATTATTGGCTTTTAAAATTAGATGCTAAACCAGCACAAATTATTTTTGATCCTGGAGTAGGGTCAGGATCTTTGAGAATAGCTTGTTATGATATGGGATTTGATTTTGTAGGTTGCGAAATAGAAAAAATTCCTTTTGATTTTCAAGAGGATAGATTCAAAAAACATTTAATAAAAAAAGGAAAAGAAAGAGTAGATTATAATGAAATATGGGAATTAGAATTATGAAAAGGGGAAGATGAAAAGATGGTGAGTGAAGTATACTATGTTGACAATATGGAGTATATGTCGACGCTACCGGATAAGTTTTTTGATTTGGCACCGGTAGATCCGCCTTATGGGATAGATGCTGATAATTTTAATCTCGGGACAGAATGTCATAAAAAATTAAAAAGTAAATGGGTTGATAATTTCATTCCAGATAAAAAATATTTTATTGAATTATTTAGAATAAGTAAATATCAAATTATATGGGGTGGAAATTATTTCACAAAATATCTTGATCCAAATAATAATTGGATAATATGGTATAAAAACAATGCAGGTGTTTCTTTTTCTATGGCTGAAATGGCCTGGAGTTCTATTAAAAAAAATATTCAAATATTTGAATACAGACCTATGGGAAAATTAAATAAAATCCACCCCACACAAAAACCAGTTGCCTTATACAAGTGGCTCCTCAAAAACTATGCTCAACCCGGATGGAAAATCTTTGACTCACACGTCGGTTCCGGTTCGTCCCGGATAGCCTGCTATGATATGGGGTTTGACTTCACGGGATGCGAGAATGATAAGGATTACTGGCAAGCCCAAGAGGATAGATTCAAAAGACATTTATTGAAACAAGGAAAAGAAAGAGTAAATTATAATGAAATATGGGAATTGGAATCATGAAAAGAAAAAGGATAGATTTATTCCAGGAACGTCAAATAATTACTTATATGATTACAAATTCTGATTTCTTAAGAAGGATTGTTCCAGTTGTAAAATCAAAATATTTTGAATCTGTTTATGGAAGATTGGTCAGTGAATGGGTGATAGAATATTTTAATGAATTTAAAGAGGCTCCCGAAAAACATATTCAAGATATTTATAATAGAAAAAGTAAATTTATAAGGGAAGAGGAGGAAGTGGAAATTGTAAAAGAGTTTTTACTTCAATTATCAAAGGATTGGGAAAAACAAAAGAAAATCCAGAATATAGATTTTGTAATAAAAAACTCAATTCATTTTCTGAAAATACGTTCTATATTTTTATTAAAAAATAAATTGGAAAGTGCTTTGTTGGATTCTGATCCTTTAGGAGCTGAATCAGAGATTGCTAATTTTTCCCGTGTAGAATCCAGTACCACAGAGGGAATAGATTTATTGAAAGATGATAGAAGAATATGCGCTGCTTTTTTATCAAAAGATGAATATATGTTTTCTTTTCCCGGAGTATTAGGAGAGGTTATAGGTCCATTTGTGAGAGGAGATTTAGCGGCATTTTTAGCATTTGCTAAAAAGGGAAAAACTTGGTGGCAGTGGTATGTCGGTCAATTAGCTGTTTATTTTGGGTTTAAAGTAGTTTTCTTTACTCTTGAAATGACAGAAAATCAGATAATAAGACGG